GGCTCCTTGCCTTCGATCTTATCCGTCGCTTTTTGCGCCCCAGTCTGCTCTGGGTCCATGGTTGCGCGGATGTAAGACACGTCCCGATACAGTCCCTGGTCGATTCGGCGCTTGAAATCGTACTGGGAGATGTCATCGACCTCTGTAACCCGCTGGGCGGTGTAGAAATTGCCTGCAGCAAAGGGCAAAAGCACGTTATCGATGGGCAAAAATTGGGCACAGGGCCGTTTTTTCTGCTCGTCGTACCAGATTTTGAGGTACTGAGACCCGCCAAGCGGCAATTGCGTAAGCATTTGCTCCTGCTCGTCGCGGAATTCCTCAATCTGCTCGGTTAATTGCCAGTTCATGTAGTCGCGTTTGCGCTCCGCGACCGTGGTTTTCTCTTCTGTGACCTCTCCGAGGATCTTGGTGCGGGTCGGACCGTCGGGCGGAAATAGTTCTTTGATGGCCCGAGCAGCAAAATCCACGCACGCCTCAGCCATTACGGGGTGAACTACCTTGCTGGCGCCGTTAAAGTTCGCGCCCCCAGGTGCGTCGTTGCCCAGTCCGGTCCTGCGGATGCCCTCTTCGTACTGCTTATCGCGCTGCTCACGGGCCTTCTTGTCTTTCTCGGTCAGTTCTATGTACTTGAGCGCTAGGGAAGACAGCGAAAGCGGGTCTATGACGTCGGAGTCGGCCAGGTTTTGATAGAAGTCCTCGTTCTCCCGCGGGCCCTTGATGGGCATACGGACCACCACAGACCCGTCAGGCAGTTCCTCAAGTTCGGACTCGTCGAGTTGGAGTTCTTCTTCCTCCTCTGCGCCCTCTTCCTCCTGGGGTTCTTCGTCTGACTGGCCCGGAATAAACCGGTTGTACTCTTGGTCAATTGGGAATTCTTCAGCCATGGTTTACCTTTCAGGAGCGGACAAGCCCGCCCTTTTTCCTTAAATATTCTGTGCCGCGCAACATGTCTTCCATCACCTGCCGCGGGTTCTTCCCGGTCTGCTCTGCGGTCCGGCGGATCATGCGCTCCAGGTTATCGATGTACAACTCAGGCTTGGTCTTCAGCGCTGTGACATCAGCCGAACCATACCAGCCCAGCGCCTGCGCTTCCGCGGGTTGAATACCGAACCGCTTTGCAGCGCTTTGCCACAGATCCTCAAAACCTGCGTACTCAGATCCAGACGGCGCCGCTTCCCAAAAGCCTGGCCGCTCTTTGGCCTGCTTGATGCTCATCAGACCAGACTGCACATCCTTGCGCGGGAAGTACGTACCAGTGACGTTACCCTCCTCGTCTTTCTCCACCAGTTTGGAGGCAAGCCACCGCGGGTCTCCACGTTCGATGATCGGACCGCGCACGGCGTTAACGTCCACCGTCACCGGCCGCAAGTTGCCCAGGTAATTGCGGTAGAAGGTGCCTAACTTCTTGTCTGGCGGCAGGGCGCCCTCAATGTCGCCACGAGCGATCTGCAGGCCGCGGTTAAAGATATCGCCCTGGGCTAGCGAACCATAACCAGACGGTAGTTCAATCGGCGACCCCTCGGGCAGGCCTTGCTTACCGCGGCGCATTTTGTTTGTGTATAGGAACGCATTGGAGGGCAGCCCACCGGTCTGACTCAGGTGCCAGAGGTACGAGCCCATCCGATTCTGCTGATCAACCGGGTTGCGCTGCGAGGCGGACGCCATCTGCGCGATGAACTCGTTGAACTTCTCTGGGCTCATGCCAATGTCCATGGCCACCTGCCGCAGGGGCTCTATGCCATACCACTCCCGCATTCCCAAGGCGTCACCCTTTTCAATGAGGGTGTCGACCTTCTTCTTGGCTGCGCGGCTTTGCAGTAGGTCTTCCATGCGCTCGGTGTACTCGGGCCTTTTGCCGGCAGCACGTGCCTTGTCAACCTTGGGCATACGCGGCAGATCCTCCTGCTTCACGCCTGGGATATACATACCCTGGTCGCGTGGCATCAGGGGCAAGCCGGTGCCCTGCGGTGTCGTCATGGGAGGTTGCTTGGCCTCTAGGGCCTCTTCCAACTTGTTAGCCCGCTGCGCCTTCTGCGCTGCACGAGCGGCTGCTATGCCAGACAGGGCGCTGTCCGCCCCTTTGACTGCTTTGCCACCCGTTGACATCTTCGCTTCTGCGCGGGCTTTAGCGATGCCCTTGAGTACCGGGCCGCCTGCTGCTTTGGAGATGTCCTCAGTCGTGGGGTCGTATGACCCGCGGTTGAAGAGCGCCTTCACATCCGCAGGGTTGAAGACACCCAGGTTCTTCACGCCCTTCTCTTTGATGTTGAAACTGTCAAAGCCCAGATCCTTGATGGCTTTCTGAATGTTGCGGTCCTCAATGAAATTCCAGTTGCCGCCAGCGATCTCGTCTGCAACATGTTGGCGATCTATCCCTGGTGGCAGTTCTACCTGGTTCATCACCTGCGTGACATGGCCAGGATCATCATAGTCAAATGTGTTCTTTGCCCTGGTGATCATAGGCATGATGCGGGGGGCGGCCGATGTTGCAGACTCCAGCGTTTTCAAGTCGGCCATGTCAAACTCGTTAGCCCAGTCTGTACTAGGCGTGAGGAATACCGCTGCGGCTGACTTTGGCGTCGGGCGCTTTTCAAGGTCAAACTTTCTGAAGTCCTTGGGCGCCTGCGTAGCGTGGTAGTAGGTCTGGGGCTTCTCTGCTGAGCCCATGTACGCTTCTAGGTTCTTCTGCACGCGCTCTTCGCGGCGCTGCGCTTTCATGGCCTCTCTGGCCGCCGAGATACCGGACATGCCCTTGGCTACTTTGCCGCCCTTGGCCATCGTGACTGCACCACCAGCAGCGAACATCGGCAGGCCCTGCTTCTTCACCAACTCAACCATCTCTGGCGTGATGGTGAATCCAAGTTGCTGGTTGTCGCCAATCTGCATGGGCTCCAGTTTCCCGCCGCCCAGTTTCTTTAGGAGTTTATTCGCGGTGGCCGGCACGATCTGGTCGTAGAACTTCTTCATGCCCTCGCCGCCGATTTTCAATCCTTCACCGGAGAGACTTCCGCCTTGTTCCGATACAATTTTTTCAGCAAGACCTTTACCAATAATTTCGTCGAGACCTTTTCCGATAAATTGTTCTTTAGATGAAATGCTCCCGTCAGGAACATCCTTAACAGTTCCGTCTTTGTCTAGGGTTAAATATAAATAGTTGCCGCCTTCGGCTCTGACAGTTGCTCCAGCGTAGTCTGCTGCGTACTGAGATGCGCTTTCCTTCGACGTAAAACCTTCGGCAAGCAAATCGTTGTTGCCGTCGCGCACGACCCACTCTCCTCCCATGTCGATAGTTACTACTTTCGCAGAACTTACAGCGCCTGCTTTTTCATCATATGTTTTCCACCCGATACTTGTAACCTGCTTACTCAGGTCATACCGATCAGCAGACTGCTCACCATTAATGAATGCGACCTTCTTGTATCCGTTGTTGACTGCGTCGGTAATCAGGCGCTTCAGGGAGAGGTTGACCCAGTCTTCTGTGTTCTGTACGAAGGGGGCGGGGGGAAGTCCCACTGTGCCTATCTTATCTATCTCTTGCCGTAAAAAGTCGGCTTCATTGTTTGCATTGCGCATCTCCATAATCAAATCTAAGTCGTTATCTGATGGGGTGCGGTTGTTATATCTTGTCTGGGCTTTTTCAAACCGTTCAATCGATTTGTCAAATCGCGCTTTAAGGTCTGCAAGTTTTGCGTTTTTTGTGGCTAACTCTTCTGGGGATTGAAACCCCTTCTTCTTACCCATCTGCCCCCAGTCGGACTGCATCTCTTCGACAAATAGCACCTTGTCACCATTCGCATCGACGCGGTCGTTCAGGCGCATGTGGGCGAGGATGTTGGGCTGGTTGAAGTGGGTGGATTTAAATAATTCCGGTTGACTAGCAGCCGCTCGATTCGGGATCTTTGCTTTGGCCTCCGCTTCAGAAGGGAATGCCTCAATGATCTGATTGTCGGGACCACGTAAGTACCATTGATTGCCTGACCCAGTAACCTTATACCCAGACGTGTCTACCTTTGATGGCAATGTCAGCAGCACCTCTCGATAGTTACTGCCGCCGGGTAGTTGATATTCGCCATACACCGCACTCGGGGCCGGTTCTTTGTAATCGAACCCAGCGCGATACATTAGATCTTCTACGTTGTCAGACGTCGCAATAGTGTCTCCGTCCGAATCAACGATTCGCAATTTGCCCGTAAATTCGCCATCGCGATCAGTATCCTCAATGAATGTGTATCCCCTGGGGAGTTGATCGTAAATATTGTTGCTTGGCATTTTGTCATCGAACACCACCTCTTTCACCTGCACGCGGTTGGCGTCAAGGTGCTGCTGGATCTCTTGCTTGGTGACCGGCTTGTCACCCTTGCTCTTCAAGAAGTCTGTAAGGCCCGTCCACTCCAACTCCGAGGGCTTCACCCCTGGCGTCTTGCTGATCTGCGCTAGGAACTGATTACCCGTGCCCTTCTGTTGGGGAAGGTTGAGCGCTACTTGCTCAGCCTGGGAGTACATGCCCAACGGGTTGCGTGGGGCTGCTATGACTTGTCGCTCAGGCGCTGGGGCTTTCTTACCTTGCGACTCCATCAGACTTTTCATTTCTGGGTCGCTAAGGGCGGGCCTTATTTGTTCTGGGTGAAAGGCGATGTATTCGTCTTTACCGCCAATCTTTACTACAGCCCCGTCGTAACCCTCATTAATAAGTTGTTGACGCAAGTCAAATGCCATTTTATTGGCTCGATCTCCGGCAGACCTTATGGCCTCTTGCCCCTCTTTCGTCTTCCACGCATTTACCGGTAAAGACTCATCAAATGAGGCCATGGAAATGTCGTTCATTTGTTTGTAGGTAAGTCTTTTGGGGTTTTTAATATCCAAATAGACTGGCCTTACATTTCCGCCTTCTTTCCCCCAGTCAGCCGCATACCTGCTTGCTTCAGTAGGCGAAGGGCTAAAGAAAAATCCTAAGCGGCTTGTTGGGTTTCCAGTTTTGGTCCCCATCGTTTCCGCGCTGAAGTTCTCATAGTCTTTATTGGTGCCGTGATACAAAAGCATCGGGTTCCCAGCCTCATCTCGAACCTTAGTCTTAGGAAGCACCTTAGCCGCAATGCTGGCGTCGATTGCTCCGATAGGCGGGGTGGCGAACTCTGCCCGTGCGGCCTGGGCCAGATCCTTGCCAGCCTCCATCGTCCTTTTGCCGGCCTGTCTAGCCTGCTCTGAGGCCAGCCTGATCCCCTTGCCCGCCCCCATTATGCCCTCGTCCACCGCCCTGGTGGCAGCGCCGCTGACTGGGAATATCCCTGGCACCTTCTCAAAGGTTGCCCCAAGGAACTCACCCATCGGGGTCTCACCGAATGCCTCTGCGGCATTTTCAACCCCGCCGGCCATAACGTCGAAGTACCGCTGGCCAGCCTCAGTACGGGGCAGGAATGTGTTCTCTGCGACGAACTTGTTTGCGCCGCCTGGTGGCAGGAGTTTGAACCCTTCACCCAGTTGCCCGAGGATTCCCATGGCAGCGCCTGATGGGAGTGCAACTGCCGCTTCAAGGCCGCCGCGGATCTTTTCTGATGGCGTAGTGGTTTCCTCAACCTTCTTGCCCCAAGCCTCAGACTCTTCTGCCTCGCGGCGCTCTGCTGCCGATTTGATGCCCTCGCTGAGGGTTTGCTGGGTCTGGCGTTGGGCCTGGCTCAGTCCACCAGGGGGCACCTCAAGTGACTTGGGCCTGGTCTTGCTGCGCGGGATCACCCCGAGTGCCTCAGCGGCTAGCCGGATATCGTCTTCAGTCATAGCGCGTCCGCCAGAATGTGAATGCGCTCATCATACGGCGTACGGGTTTGTGCGTCTAGGCTGGCCACTGTCAATGTAGTCGTCCTCGTCCCAGTCATCATCAGGGGGTGGGTCGATTTCAAGCCAGCCAGAGTCCCGCAGGAACCGCAGGGCCTGGGTGCAGGCGTCCACGTAGTCATCGTGGGTCGTCTCTGGGAACGAGCAGATCTGGCTGACGAACCCTTCAGCCCAGTCCCGGACGAAGCCTGGCCGGGTGTTGCTCTCTGGTATCCAGACCCGCCCGCGGGCAATGATGTTGGCCACGATATTGAGGCGCTGGACCTTGTCTGCCCGCCCCGGGTTGTACGCCCTGACCGGCAGGTGGGCCCGCTGCAGGTCCTGGATCAGGCTGATGCCGGCACTCTTGTCTTCGACCAGGATCAGGTCCACCCGCTTCTTGGTCCGCCCCTCGCCGAACACGGTCTGGTACTCCTCGATGACCTTTGGCCGCAGGTCAGGGTACTGCAACCGGTCCTGCCAGGCGTCGATCAGCATGACGCTCATGGGCCCGTCCTCTGGCTTAAATACGCCCCAGGTCAGGCAGGCGGTCGGGTCGTTGATGGTCTTCTCGGTGTACGCGCAGTCGTATGACTGGACCACATACTCGAACTTGGGGAAGGGCTTCTCCTTGTCCCACAGCCGGAACATGTCGCGCTGGACTATCCCGCCCTCCTCCGGGTCGATAATCTCGGCGTAAATCTCCTGGCGGCCCAGTTTGGTGCCCTCGTACTGCAGGATCTGCCGCTTGAATGACGGCGCTAGGTTGTCGATGTTGCTGTACGTGCTGGCCGTCGTCACGACCACGTCGTCACCGTCCCGGCCGACCAACTCGATGATCAAGTCCTTGGGCTTGGGCGTCGTGGTGGCCACGATACGTGTCTTCTTGCCCAGGCGCACGCCGAACTGGATCTGGTCCCACGCCTCCTGCAGGTACTCCCAGGCGGCCAACTCATCCAGCCAGGCGCCATGGAACTGTGGCCCCCGGAAGCGCTCGGGCTCAGACGCCGGTATTCCCTTAATTAAAGAGCCGTTGACTAACTTGATTTCGTGGAAGGCGCGGTTGTAGTCCGCGATCAGTGCGGGAGGAATAACAGACAGAAGACCCGAGTCGCCCTCGAAGCAGGTAGCGCGAACATCAGACGACGTCGGTGCCCCGACGAGCCACCGGGTACCGGGCTCGGTCCACGCCCACCAGCCCGTCTGCTCGGCAGCGGTCCTAGTCTTTCCGGCACCACGACCCGCCAGCAGCAGCCAGATCGACCACCAGTCGCCAAGAGGGACCACTTGGTGTGCATGAGCCTTTGCCAGCCATTTGGCTCTCCAAGCCCAGGCTTCTTGATCTTGCGGCTTGAGAAGGGAGAACTGTGCCTGAACGCCAGGGTCAGCAAGGAGCGCTGCGACCTCATCACTCATTCGCGCCTTGCTGCTTCTTCAACTCCATGTTCTGCAGGATCGACATAAACAACTCGTTGGCCTTGATGGTCGTCTCGGTCTGCACGGGGCTATCGGGGTCCCCAGCGTGGATGGTGCGGTCGCCGTACTTCTTGGGCTTGAGTTTGGCTGCCACCCACTTGCGGGCGTCCACCCTTAATTTCATCCACTGGATGTAGGCGCCATCGAACTGCGTGTTCCCGTTCCCGTCTGTCCGCTCCATGGGCATCTGGTCGGCAATATCTTGTATCTCTTCGGCTAGGGTATCGGCCGCGGCATCCTTCGCTTTTGCATACAAGTTACTAAATTCTGGATACTTGTTTAACCAACGGTAAACGGTCACTACTCTTGGCATACCGTCTTCCCTACATATGCGGACCAAAGGCTCTCCGGTCGCAATGCGATCGCATATCTCGTTGATCAGTTCTGGGGAGTAATCTGTTGGGCGGCCTACTGGGGCGGCGCCGGGTTTCTTTCGTTTTTCAGGCATGGCCTTATTCATCCGAAG